CAGAACTTAGTGATAAAGATAAGAAACTTATTAAGTACCTAGCTAAACATAAACACTTTACACCATTCACACATTGTGTTATTACAGTAAGAGAAGAAGTTCCTATCTTTGTTGCTAGGCAAAGGTTCAAACATACAGTGGGGTTTAGTTACAATGAAGTTAGTCGAAGATATGTTGACTCTGATCCTGTCTTTTACCATCCAGACGAATGGCGTAAACGTGCAGAAAATAAAAAACAAGGATCAGAAGATAAATGTGTATCGTCACAACAGCTTGTTAATAAAAAGTATGACGAATTTCTTGTAGAAGCTAAAGGACTATATGATAATCTTTTAAGCATGGACGTAGCACCTGAACAAGCACGTATGGTTCTTCCTCAGAGCATGTACACCAGCTACTATGTCACAGGTTCTTTGTCTGCCTTTGCCCGTGCCTACAAACTTCGTATTGACGAACATGCTCAGAAAGAGATACAATACCTAGCAACAATGTGGAACGAAGTTATCGAACCTCTTTATCCTGTATCATGGAAGGAATTAACAAATGGCTAGTAAGAAACCTACCGGAACTGAGAAACCTGCATGGGTTAAGCAACACATGCGTACAAGCATTGGTCAATCAGTAAACAGTAGACCAAAGAACAAGAGCAAGCGTCGTAACTTCAAGCGTTACAGAGGACAAGGAAAATAATATGACGAAGGGTATTCTAGTTCCTGTTTCAGTGGCAGAAAATATTACTTCTTTTTCTGATCATGCACGTAAACGCTTTCAGCAAGGTAAACTATCTTATGAAAAGTTTTGTAATATTGAAATGATAGAACTAGGATACGATCCATCTAAGCCTGAAGACGTAAAAGAATACAATGATTTTATAGAATCTCTATCTGAGATGGTAGAAGATTTTGATATAGACTTTGTAAGTGAAATGATTTTCGGTCCTATCGAAGGAGAGGATGATAGGCTAGAAGTTAAGTGCACAGAGTGTGGGACAGTGCATTGGGTAGCACATAAAGAGTGGGAGGCTTTGGTTTGTCTTACCTGTGATCATGAAATGAGTAACCCATATAATAATAATAAAGGAAAGGAATAATGAAAAATTTATGGGAAAAAGATCGTAAAACAGTTTACAAAGAACTTTACAGTCAGTACCTTCAAGAAGGGTATAGTCGAAAGGAAGCGAAGAAGTATGCTTCCGAAGAGACTGAAGAGTTTATGTCGGGTGAAGCAGACTTTGTAAAAGAACTATTCTCTTATCAAGAAGAAGATTGTTAAGATATGTGGAATGTTATTGTTAAAACTAAACACGTTGAAACAATCGTAGAGGATTCTTCCTATGAAGAAGATATTTGGAAACTGTTAGGAGATAGAAAACTGTTTACATCTCAGATGGGTTATGATATTGAAGAGACGATAGACGGCTTCGTAGCTAAACGTAATGGAGAAACAGTTGCTACATACAGGGTACTCAGGGAAGACTGAGCATAACGGCAGTAGTTTTGTAAAACATATTCCATGTCCTTCAGACTCATGTGGATCAAGTGATGCATGTGCTTTGTTCGATGATGGACATATGTTTTGCTTCAGTTGTAGAGGTTACTTCAAAGGCGATAAGGCATATACAGAGGAGACTAACATGCCACTTGATAACGTAAGTTACACCCAGCCAACAACGAAGGGTCATGTATCAGCCATCACTGATCGTGGCATTACGAAAGATACAGCAGAGAAGTATGGTGTGCGTATTGTTCAGAATACATCTGGTGATGTAGTCAAACATTATTATCCTTACTTCGATGTAAACAACAGTCTTGTAGCTTACAAGGTTCGCGATGTAGCTACCAAGAACTTTGCCGCTGATCCACCCGGCGCTATGTCAGCAGGTGTGTTGTTTGGTCAGCATCTTTGCCAAGAGGGTGGCAAGTATGTCACCATCTGCGAAGGTGAACTTGATGCTATGGCTGCGTATCAGATGCTTGGCTCAAAGTATGCAGCAGTATCCATCAAGGATGGCGCAGCGGCAGCAGTCAAAAGCTGTAAGCGTAGCTATGACTTTCTTAATTCTTTCAACAACATTGTTATCTGCTTTGATTCAGACGAAGCAGGACAGAAGGCTGCACGTGAAGTTGCCCAACTCTTCGAGCCAAACAAGTGTAAGATCGTAGCACTTGATGCAGGAATGAAGGATGCTTCAGGCTATCTGACAGAAGGTAAGACGCAGGACTTCACTCAGGCATGGTGGGCAGCGCGTACCTATACTCCCGCTGGTATTATCAATCTGAAAGATGTTGGTCCTGAACTGTACGACGAAGGTAATCAGACTACCTGCTTGTATCCTTTTGCCGGTATGAATGAGAAGCTGTACGGTATTCGCACTGGTGAACTGGTAACGCTGACTGCAGGTACTGGTACTGGTAAGTCTAGCGTCATGCGGGAACTGATGCACCATGTTCTACAACAGGCTGAAGGTAACATCGGCGTTATCTCTCTTGAGGAGAATACCCGTTCAACTATCTTCCATCTCATGTCGGTAGAAGCTAATGCTCGATTGTACATCCGCGAAGTCCGGGAGAACTTTCCAGAAGCTGAACTGTACAAGTGGCAGGAGGCAACCATAGGCACCGGCAGGTTCTATGCTTTCGACCATTTCGGTTCTATGGGTACAGAAGAAATTCTTGCTCGTGTACGCTACATGGTAAAAGCTTTGGACTGTAAGTGGATTTTCCTTGACCATCTTTCTATCCTTGTCTCAGGTCTTGAAGGTATGGATGAACGTAGGAACATCGACGTTCTGATGACTAAGCTTCGCAGTCTGGTAGAAGAAACTAATTGTGCATTGCTTCTTGTTTCGCATCTACGACGCACTGGGGCTGACAGTGGGCATGAGGATGGTAAGGAGGTAAGCTTGTCACATCTTCGCGGATCACAGTCCATCGCACAGCTTTCTGATGCTGTTGTAGCTATGGAACGTGATCAGCAATCTGATGACGAGAACATTGCTAACACCACAACCATTCGCGTATTGAAGAACAGGTATGCTGGTGAAACTGGTGTCGCTTGCCACTTGTTTTTCAACAAGGATACTGGTAGGCTGCACGAAGTTACCAATCTTGGTGACGATCTTGATGGAGGAAGTGACGACAACGACATTCCCTTCTAAGCAATAAGAGGTAAGTATGCAGGTAATACTGGACATTGAAACAGATAGTCTTGATGCTACAAAGATTTTCTGTATCGTAACAAAGAACGTAGAAACAGGTCAGGTCAATATCTGGAAGGAAGAAGAATGTCTAACTAAGTTTCCTGCATTCGCTCAAGGGGTATCGAAGTTCATTATGCACAACGGCATAAGCTTCGATGCCCCTACCCTCAATCGTTTGACAGGAACAAAGCTTACTGTAGACACAGTAGAAGATACTCTTGTTCTTTCTCAACTACTCTTTCCAACACGCAGCAAACATTCTCTAGAATCTTGGGGACTTGATCTAGGGTTTGAGAAGATTGACTTTCACGACTTTTCTCAGCTAACTGACGAGATGATCACATACTGTGTCAGAGACGTTGAGATTACCTTTCGCCTATGGCTAAAGATCAAAGAAGAAAAACCAGAGAAGTATCGTCAGGCTATTGATCTTGAATACAATGTTCGTCGCATCATTGATGTTCAAGAAAAGAATGGCTTTACTCTTGATGTACAAAAGGCTATGACGTTACAGGCTTCTCTAAATGATAAGTCTCATGCTATCGAAGAAGACTTACAGCGTCGTTACCCTCCTATCGTAGAGGAAAGGTATTCAGAGAAGACAGGTAAAAGACTGAAGGACAAGGTAACTGTCTTCAATCCTGCAAGCCGTCAGCAGATTGCTGCGCGTCTCAAGGAACAAGGATGGGTGCCAGAGAACTTCACACCTACTGGTCATGCCATCGTAGATGAAGGCACACTGAAGAAAGTAGATATTCCTGAAGCACAGATGATTGCAGAGTATCTTCTTATTAACAAACGTACAGCCCAGATCAAATCGTGGCTAGAACTTTTAGAGGAGGATGATAAGGTACATGGTAAAGTACTTACTCTCAAAGCTATCTCAGGACGTATGGCCCACCATAGTCCAAACATGGCACAAATTCCTGCAGTATATTCTCCCTATGGGGTGGAATGCAGAAGCTGTTGGATCAGTAGTTCTTCTAATAATGTTCTTGTTGGTTGTGATGCAAGTTCCTTGGAGTTAAGGTGTCTTGCACACTACATGCGTGACGACGACTATACGAAGGAAGTAGTTGAAGGAGACATTCACACAGCTAATCAAAAGGCTGCAGGTTTGGAAACACGTGACCAAGCAAAGACATTCATCTATGCTTTTATCTATGGCGCTGGTGCAGCAAAGATTGGCAGCATTGTCGGAGGTACTGCAGGTGATGGTCAGAAGCTTATTGATAACTTCCTTGCCAGCTTACCTGCACTAGCTAACCTGAGAAAAGCTGTTGACAAAGCTTCTTCTTCAGGATATATACAGGGACTTGATGGTAGGAAGTTACATGTCAGGCATCAACATGCTGCTATGAATCTTCTTCTACAAGGTGCTGGAGCAATCATCTGCAAACAGTGGGTAGTTGTTATCGACAGGCTAATACGAAAGCACAGCATTGATGCTAAGTTAGTTGCCAGCATTCACGACGAATATCAGTTTGATTGTCGTAAAGATCATGCTGAACGATTTGGTAAACTAACCCAACAAGCAATGAAGATTGCAGAGAAGGAGTTAAATGTCCGATGCCCGCTAGACAGCGAATACAAAGTCGGCCTGAACTGGTCCGAAACACACTGATAAATCTTAATGAGAATGAACTAGCATTAGCTAAGACCATCGCTATTGCTAGGAATGCTTCTAACAGAAAGGAAGGTGTAGCAGATAATATTCAAGACAAGAAACGAACATCAATTCAAATTGATATTGATGGCGCTGAAGCAGAGTTAGCTTTCTTCAAGCTGATAAATACTTATCCTGAATCTTTCTTTGATACGACGAATAAGTCTAAGAGTACTGGAACTGATTTGGGTGATGTATTTCTTGATGACTTTAGTATCGACGTTAAATCGACTAGGTATAAGACGGGCCAACTTATTCAAAGTGGGGCCAAGACATTCAAATCTAAGATCGACATGTATTGTCTTGTCATCAAGGAAGAAGATAATATCTTTAACATGAAAGGATTTTATCCATCTTCTCTCTTGCTTCAGGAAAAGAACTATGGTAAACACTTCCCCGGTCGTCCATGTTTTGCAATCAAACAAAATGTTTTGATGGACTACGACGATTGTGCAAAAAAAGTGTTGACAAGTAGTAAGTAGTACAGTAGTATCCCTTTCGTTACTTGAAACAGTCTCAGCCAAGAGACATTACAAATGGAGTTATAAATGGCTAATCAGAAATATGATGCAATCCTTCTTTCCGGTAAGGCTCACTGGGCATCGGTTGTTGAACCGAATACCACTTACGAACCGGCTTGGCAGATTGATGTTGCTATTGACGACGAGACTCGTCAGAAGCTTGAGTCAATCGGTCTTAACGTCAAGAACAAGGGGGATGATCGTGGAGACTTCTTCTCCTGCAAGCGTAAGGTAGTGAAGAAGGATGGTTCCAAGCGTGAGGCACCTCGCGTAATTGATGCAAAGCGTAATCCTTGGGACAACCGTCTTATCGGTAACGGTTCTACTGTTAAGGTAAAAATTCAGCCCTACGAATATGAATATGCCGGTAAGGCTGGTGTTACCGCTGATCTTATGGCTGTTCAGGTCATTGATCTTGTACCTTATGGTGATCCTTCCGGTGACTTTCAGGAAGAAGATGGTTTCACCATTGATCAAGAACTAGCAGCACTGTAAGGAAAGGAGTAGTATGAAGCTTAGAGTAATAGCTGCTTCTCTAGGTCTTGTTATCGTAGCCTCTGCTGGGTATAGTTATGCAGAGGCTACGCAAGACACTTGTGGATATGATTCAGTTACAGGTAATTGGATCAGCCCTAACGGAACTGTACATCAAGGAAGTACATTCGATCATGCCGTAGCGTGTGCATCACAAGGAAAACTTCCAAAGATTGTAGAGGAACGTCTAGGAATCTACGGAGATGCATTAACAAAAACAATCGCAGCTAATGCTGTATTTATGAACAACAAGGTTAAGGAAGCTAACAAAAATGACAAATGAAGCACGTGTACTATCAGCCCTTCGTCGCGGTATGCGAGTTACTCGTAAGACTGCAATCGAACGTGGATGGTGTGAGAACCTTACAGCAACTATCTCACGCCTTCGCAAGAAGGGTTACGTAATTACCGCAATTAAGGCTATGTCTCCCGAAGGGTCTTATACGCGGTACAAGCTACTATCCAGCCCGTCAGTACAGTCAAAAGCTGCGTAGTAGCTAACACGAGAGGCAACAGAACATGGCTAAGTCAATCGACACATTGGTAGAAGACATCTATAGTCTCTTCACCAATGACGAGGAAATAAAAATAGATAAGAAGCACCTCGACGCTTTTGCTGAAGCAGTAGCCAGTTCTGTTGCCTCCGCTATCTCTGAGGTTCGTAAGCCTAGAGAACCATCTTTGCGTCTATCTCTTATTGGTCATAAGGATAGAAAGATTTGGTATGAGATGAATGGGGCAGAGAAGCAGCAACTCTCTGCTCCAACTCTCATTAAGTTTCTGTATGGTGATATTCTTGAACAACTACTGATCCTATTCACTAAGGTAGCTGGTCATGACATTATAGAGGAACAAGCCGAACTAACTTCTAACGGTGTGCGTGGACACAAAGATGCTACGATTGATGGTGTGTTGGTAGATTTTAAATCAGCTTCTCCCTACAGCTTTAAGAAGTTTAAAGAAGGTACTATTCTTAATGACGATCCTTTCGGATACATTGCACAAATATCTGCTTACTCTGATGCAGACAACAATCCGAACGTAGGCTTCGTCGCTATCGACAAGTCATCAGGTGAGATATGCTACTGCCCTATTGACGACATGGACCTGATCAATTCTGGAAATAGAATAGATGAAATTAGAAGCTTCCTTAAAAAGGATACGCCGCCTGATAAATGCTATGACTCGATACCTGATGGTTCTTCAGGTAATCATAAGCTACACATTGGCTGTGCCTTTTGTGATTATAAGTTTACTTGTTGGTCTGATGCTAATGATGGCGTTGGTATTCGTACTTTTAAATATAGCAATGGGCCAAAGCATCTTGTCAAAGTGGCGAAAGTTCCTAACGTACCTGAAATAACTAATGGCAAATAGATACAGATCAGGTTCAGAAAAGAAGACAGGTGAGTTACTTGACAGTCTTAGCGTTGCTTACTCTTTCGAACCTCACTACATAAATTATACTTGGCTAGAATATAAAAAATATCTTCCAGATTTTATTCTACCAAATGGTATCATACTGGAAGTTAAAGGAAGGTTTAAACTAGAAGACAGAAAGAAACACCTCTTCATTAGAGAAACTTATCCCGAACTGGATATTCGGTTTGTCTTCGACAATCCCAATAACAAATTAAATAAAGGAGGTAAGTCAACCTATGCAGATTGGTGTATCAAGAATAACTTCCTCTTCTGTAAAAACTCTGATCATCAGGTTATAGAAGAGTGGACAAATGAAGGACGAAAATCAAATAGACGGGGAGAAGTTTCTTCTAAACGTAGAGTATCTTCTGGGACAAAACCAAGAAACAAGTCCAGAAAAGGTTCTGTTTCTAAGCGTAATACTACAGGCACTACTAGACGCAACAAAGCCGGAAACACTAAGCGAACCTGAAGAA